GAGAAGAATAGTTCTGAGGAAGAGGATGTACCCTACGAGTCTCCCAAGCCCGCAGCAAAGCCAGCTCCAGCTCCAGCTCCTGCTCGACCTGCCGCTAAGCCAGCACCTAAGATTGAGGCTGTAGATAACTCCGCTAACGACGATAAGGTCAAGGCAATCCTCGACGGTCTCGACGACCTGTAAAATATATGACTGAACAGCAAAGACGTGAGCAGATAATGAAAGCCCGCCAGCAACAAATGCAGCAGCGGCAAACAGCACCTGCTATGTCTGATGCTGATGCAATGAGAATTGCTGCTGAGAATGGCGCCATTACCCAAGAGCAAGTGGTAATGGCTGCCATGCTTGGTAAATTGGTCAATGGTGGGTTAAATGACCTTAAGAAGATGTCGGTTGGTGAAGGTCTTAAGGTTGGTAGTGTAGATATGTCTAAAGTAATGCCTTCTGGTATTGCTAAGGCTATGAACTTACAAAGACCACAAGCAGCATCTCCACCTCCGGCGCCTGAACCCGTAGTACAGGTAGATCCTGTTGCAGCTACTCTTTTTCCTCCTATTCCAGAACCTAGTGTGGTAATTCCAATGCCACCAGTTAAACCGCCTAGAGTTGAACCTAATGATCAACTGGAATTAGATTTTGATAAGAAAACTAAATACGAAGATATTGAGTTAGCTCTTGAAAAGGTTCGGGCTGATATTAGAATAGTAAACGAAAAGCTCGATAAGGTTATCGAGTACCTAGATAAAAAAAAATTGATCACCCAACAAGATGGAACTCAAACTGGTTAAAAAAGATTTTGCGGATAACTTTTTAAGTATTATCGGTAAAGCTGTAGATATTGCTTCTGTTAAGGTTAATAAGGACGGGCTGTATGTAGTCTGTAATAAACCTGATACGAGTATTATTCTTTTAGGTAAGTATAACTACCCGGTTGAGATTGAGCAAGAAACCGCTCTCAATATTGGAGATATTAAGAAGCTACTTCGGGTAATTGACTGTATTGAAGAGGATAACGTTGTATTTAAGATCAATAGCAACCATCTTCACTATAAATCAGCTTCTATTCAATTTAAGTATCACTTCTTAGATGATGCTATTGTACCTAAGGTTACCTTAAAGAAAGAAAAGATTGAAGCTCTTGAACTAGATACGTTTTTTGACGTAGACTTTAAGAAACTTCAAGAAATCCTTAAGGCTAGCTCTTTTACTACTGAGACCAATAAGATTTATCTTTACGGTCAACCTGATGGAATTTACTGTGAACTTGGTGATAAGGAAAAGGCTAATACTGACAATATATCCTTAAAGGTAGCTGACTCTATAGAAGGACAGCCCCTTAATCAAGTACTCCCGTTTAACCTGGATATATTCAGGGTATTAACTGGGGTAAAGTTTGAGAAAGCTAGAGTAGGTATTAACCTTAAGCATAAGGTAATGTCGTTCTACGTTAGACCTACTCCTGAAACTGAATTTAAGTTCATTATTTCTGGATTGGTTAAGTAATGGCAAACAAAATTACAACTCAAAGCTATTTTGTAAAACGACTTAAAGATTCAGGTTATGTCGTATACAAATTATTTGATGAATATAGTGAAGCAGATCCACGCAATTGGACTGTTTTAATTGATCCGGGTAATGCTTCCATTATCTGTACTTGCTATATTAATCATAAAGACTTCTTCGGCGAAACTTTTTTTGAGTTCTACGATGGTGGTCAATATTTTCCTGAAAAATTTAAGTTGAAGACTGATAGTATTGAGGTTATTATTAGCTATCTAGTTAAATTCGGTATTAATAACAAATCAGAAACATATATTAAACAAGATGTCGCAAGATAATTTTTATTCCAACACAAACCATTATATGAGTAACTCTAAGAAATACGATTGGCTCGGTGAAGATGTAGAAGGTAAGAACGCTCCGTTCGACGCTGTTAACTACAAGTATATGGAGCCTGATCGTACCTACGATACTAGCCTTAAGCCTGATAGTGCTTATATTGCTACTTTGCCTGACTTGCAGAATGGGCCTTCATCCCTTATTCAGGGAGCTAATGTTGCTATTCAGCAAGTAGGTATTCATAACTTTAAGCTTCCGCTTAAGTGGACTCGAGCTGATGGTACTGTTATTGAGCTTGAGACTGCAGTTACGGGTACTGTATCTCTTGATGCTAATAAGAAAGGTATTAATATGTCTCGTATTATTCGTTCATTCTACGAGCATAAGGATAATGTATTTGACGCTAACTATATCGAAGATGTACTTAAGCTTTATAAGAAGAACCTCGGTACCTTTGATGCTAAGATTATTCTGAAGATCTCTTATCCTATCTTGCAAGAGAGTCTTCGTTCTGGTAATAAGGGTTACCAGTACTACAATATCGCTATTGAGTGTAACCTTAATCAGGCTGGAGTATTCGATAAGATTATTCACTTTGACTTTGTTTACTCTTCTGCATGCCCTTGCTCGTTTGAACTAGGTGAACATGCTCGTAAGTACCGTAATAAGGCCGTAGTATCGCATTCACAACGTTCTACTGCGCGTATCTCTATCAAGTATACCGACCATATTTGGTTTGAGGAGATTCAGAAGATGTGTCTTAATGCTCTTAAGACTGAGACTCAAGTAATGGTTAAGAGAGAAGATGAGCAAGCTTTTGCTGAGCTTAATGGTGCATATCTGAAGTTTGTTGAAGATGCTACTCGTTTGCTGTATGAAGAGTTTAATAAGGACTCTCGTATTGTAGACTTTAAGATCGTCTGCTCACATCTAGAGTCGCTTCATTCTCATGACGCTATTGGTTGCATTGTTAAAGGTGTACCTGGTGGATTTACCGCTACAGTTTCTGAACCGGAGTTGCGTAGTTTGGTTCGTTAAGTAAGTAAATAATATTGTGAGTAAGGTAGATAAAAACTCTAAAAACAGTAATAAGTCTAAACGTAACTCTAAAAAGATAGTGCCGGTTTCTACCTCTACTGTTCCGGTATCATCTACCTCTGCTTCTCATTTAGAGACGCAATTAGCTGAAACCGATCAAAAGCGCTTACAAGAAATCCTTCTCCATGCCCAACTTGAATTCAATAAGATTAAAGTTGGAATGGTTAAAGAGAAAAAAAAGGAAATTGAAGCGCTAGATCAAATGATTAAAGAGTTTATCGGGCCGTTTATGTTAATCGGTTACGATCTAAGTAATAACCCAATTGAAATGGTATCAGCTTCTTCACCTGCAGAGCACGATGCATTACTTGAACGTTTACGTAGAGTAATGTACAAGATAAATCAAAATATTGCTAACTCAGGCGGAAACGATCCGTATGGTTTCAACTCTAATTAAGAAGCTTAAGCTTCTTTTGTTACCTCGTAAACGTAGAATATACGTTGTTCTAGAAGGTAAACTTAAAGGAGAGTGGCTTGTAAAGGTTAAAACTACTTCTGATGGGGTAGTATTTTTTTCTTTACCTGACAAATACGTTCACACTATATCCCAGAAAGATCTTGACTTCGGTCTTAAAAATAAAATAATTGAACCTGTAGATGTATTACCGGAACGAGTATATAATGTCTGCATAGCGGAATACAACTACGAATCTACCAATGTCAAACAAAATAACGCTCTTAATCGACGGAAACAACACGCTACACCGGACTCACTGGATAGCGAATAACACCGGCAAACAGCTTATTAACTCTAAAGGGGTTAATGTTGGTAGTATTTTTACTTTTGTAAAAGCTATTAAGTCTTACGTTGATCAGTTTAATGCTAATGAAGTGTTTATTGCTTGGGACCGTAAGCTCACTCGAGAAATACCTAATTTTCGTAATACTTTGACGAGCGGTACCTATAAGGGAACGCGAGATCAAGAACGTAACAAAGACGTCTATGGTAGTATGGATGAAATCCTCGCTATTGTAGATTTGCTTGGAGTAAAGAATATTTTTCCAGGTCATCTCGAAGCTGATGATGTCATTAGCTGGCTTAGTAAGAACAATACCGGTAAGAAAATTATTATCAGTGTAGATAGAGACTTTATTCAATTGGTCTCCCCGGATATATCTTATTATAACCCTATAAAGAAGCAGCTCATTGATCATATTAACTTTAATGAAGTTTTTGAATTAACCCCAAGAGAATATCTATACTATAAGGCAATTGTTGGAGATAAATCTGATAATATTCCTGGAGTGGAAGGCTTTGGGGAAGTTAAAGGCATAAAGCTAGCTAAAGCTTACAGAGCTTATGTCGATAATGAATCTATTTCTGAAAAGGACCGGGAAACTATTACTGCTAATAATGCTGTAATAGAGAATAATCTGAAACTTATGGAC